ATAATGCGCTGAATCATCTCGTTCCGCACTGTGGTGTTGTGTTGGAACACGTATGCCGCCATGCCGAGGAAACAGATATTCATGATGACAAGGAGCAAAAATGCCGGCGGCAGCGCGCGGATCAGCTTCTCGCTGACCGATGCCAAAACCCCGATCCTCTGCTCGTCGGTCATCTCACGTCCTCGACGAGGCAAACGACCACTTCCGGTCCGTGTAGCTGTTTGGCGTGGTATTCGCGATGATCTGACCGCGCAACCAGGTATAGCAATCAGTCGCGCCATCGACGCCGAGCGTGGCAGCGAGCGCCAGCGCAGACATGCAGTAGGACGCATAGGTCAGGCTGTCACCGGCGGGGATCGTGAGGGGATCGTCATGCGCCATCGCATCGGGCTGCATCCGCTCGTTGATCGCCCAGCACTCCGCCCAATCCTGGACATAGGGCGCCTTGTCGGTCTCCCGCATGACCATGTTGTAAGGCGAGGGCTTCGCAAGCACCCATCCCGACGTGCCGCTGGTCCGCGCAATACAGTGCTGGATTTTCCACTCCAGGATCGGCCGCCAGTCCTCGTGACCCATCTGCACCACATGCCCCAACACCGCGGCCTCGAAGTCCTCCATCCACGGACTGGTGTAACTACCGAACGGCAGCGTGCTGGAGGCCGGCGAGCCATCCGCATCGGCGAGGCAGTTGAACACCGTGTAAGGGATTTCCGTGTAGGGCGCCACGGTCGGATGCACGAAAGTCGAGAGCATCCAGTCGCGCTCGCGATCAAGCCAGTCTTTCCAATAGGTGCGCGGCAACATCCACGCGCAGCCGCTCTCGGGGGTGATCCAGGCACAGCGCGCGAGACCGCGCAGCTGCCAGGCGTGTGCCCTGACCGCCTTGCCGATCGAGAACATCTCACGGCTCTGCGGCGGCGACGAGATAATGTCGTAGGTCGACGCGAAGTGCATTTCTTCGAGGTAGTAGACATCCCTGGTCAACAGATAGGCGACATAGGCCAGCGCCGGCGTGTGCGCGACATCGAGCGTCACCGGGCAGGCGATCCAGGGGATGTTCGGACCATACAAGGTCGCGCTGGGGTGTGTGTTGACGTCGAATACCCCGCCGCCGTCTTCGTTGCGGAAATGCCAGGGAAACGTGCCCGACGCTTCAGCTTGCGCGATCAGCGAGTTAATCGGGGTCTCACCGCGCAAGAACTCGGCTTGTGCCTCCGTGACCAGACCAATCTCGTCACGCTCGCCGGTGGATGGAACATAAGCGGTCAGACCCGCCAGTCCCATCGGTTCATACACGCGCGCGGGAGACAACGGACGGGTCTGCGCCAGCGAGAGATCGAAACAGGGAACCAAGCCCGCTTCCTGCAAATCCGCGACGCTGGCGACAGCCGGACGTTCCGCTGACTGCCAGCGCCAGCGGGAATACCAGTAGTGCTCGGGAACCTCGACCACGGCAAGCAGCGCATCGCTCTGGTAGATCGTTGCGACATAGGTGGTCATGTTGAACGCGGAGACACCAACAGTGGTGTCTCCCAACTCGAACACGACCTCGCTGCGCTTACCGTCGCGATCGCAGCGGAACTGCACGACGAGCGCCGGCAGCTCCGGGTGGATCACGTCAGCGCGGTTCTGCACGTATCCACCGCGCGGGTCGGTCCAGTCGCCGCGATCGATGCCGCTGTCTACCTGATACCAATACTCAGTGCCGTTGTAGTCGATACAGACCGCGAGACCGGCAGGCGCCGGATTAGGATCGGGTGGCGGTGTGGGCTCGGGCGTCGTCGGCACCATCGATATTACAGCGGAGACATCAACCGGCAGAAACCCTTCCAACAAGCCAGTCACCGTGATGGTCAGTTCGTTCACGATCGGATCGGGCATCAGGCGGTCCTCATCCACAGCGGCTTGATCTTCGGGGCGTCCTCCGCTGGTGACGGCGGCTGATAGTTGACGTAGGCCAGCGCGCTCGCGTTGGCATACATCGCCGCTGCCTGATGGCACTGGATCGCGCGATCGGGCTGGCTCAGCGTGAGCCAGTGATCCGCGGCATCGAGCATGGCCTGTGCGAGATCGCCCAGCGTGCGCGCGTCCATGCCCGGCGGCGGGGGTTGTGTTTCACTCATGGCGTGGGAAATCCTGGATTGCTCATAGCGCCGCGCGGCATCCCGCCGCCGAGCCCTGGCCGGTTGCCGTTGGCGCCATAGACCTGCAACGGCGGTGCGTGATTACCCAGCCCCGGTGGCCCGCCCGGCGTGGGCGCTGGCGTGTTCTGCGGCCCCTGGGGACCCTGCGCGCTCGGGTCCTGTCCCGGTGGCCCCTGGCGCGGCGGACCCTTCCCAGCGCCGCCTGGCGCCTCGGGACCGCCGCCTGGAGCCGGCTGCGGCCGGCCCATCAGTTGGTTCATCGCCTCCATCGAAGGCAGTCCCTCGGCAAAGGCTTCAGAGAGGTCGATGTCGTCGCCCATGCGGCGGATGAGTTCCTTCGCCAGCCACTCGGGGTTGATACCGGGGACACGCTGAAGCAGGGGGACCAGCTGCACGAGCATCTGCACGTCCTCCTGGCGGTTCGGGGGACCGTTGGCCCCCACGTCCACTTCCAGAAACACGTTCTCCGCCACCGTCTGGCGATCCAGTTGGGGCCACACGGCGCCCGGTCCGACCACCTTTTGGACGATCTCGGGGGACACATTGAGCAAAAGCACTTCGCCCGACGCGCGCGCCAGCTCGGTCATCACGTCGTTCAGGTCATCAATGACCGACGTGGTGTCGGTGTTCTGCGAGAACTGCGCGACGGACACTTCGGTCGCCGTGGCGTTGGACGTGGTGCCCTGGTCCGCCTGGTCGCTGCCCAGCACGCGCAGGATGTCCTCGAACACCGGGGCAGTGTCATACACCGCCGGGTCGATCGGCGGCATCTTGATCACCTGGAGCACGTCATCGATCTTCTGACCGGGCGCCAGCGCGTTCAGCTCGATCAGCGCGTTCGCCGGATGCGTGCGCAGCTTCTCCAGATCGGGCTCTTCCAGCATCCCCGCCGCCACCGCCGTCTTCGGCCGATTGGCGCGGCGGTGCTCACGCAGGCCCTGCCGCGAGCGGTTCAACTCCAGCTGCATGTCGCGGATCAGGTCGATGTCCGACTGCGGATAGAGCCGCTTTTCGTCGTAGCCCTCGTTCATCACGAAGGCGAACCACGGGTAGAACCGCTCGATCTCGGTGTCCGGCGGACCCGGCTCGCGCAGGAAGTCCGGGTAACCGTCGCACACCGTGTAAACCGTGCCGTCCTTGCGGTGGTAGATTTCCCACACGCAGGCGCGCGGCGGCTGACCGGGGTTTTCTCCGCCGCCCGCGGTGTAGTGGTCGAGCGTGGCCGCGGGCTGATAGCCGGACGGCTGACCAAAATCGTCATAGGCGGTGTAGCTGGTGCCTATGTCGATCATGTAGATGTCCTCGATCTCGTCCTCGGTCAGCAGGTATTCCTGCGCCACCCAATCGGCACCGACGAAGCCGCGCAGCGAGCGGCATTTCGGGTCGGGAATAAGTGCCGTGCTGTCAGGATAATCGAACAACAGACCCTCACGGATGACGATCTGCGGTTCCTGCATCAGCGACTGCATGGCGATCTTGAGTTCTTCGGCGTCGGCGCTGTCGGTCTCGAGCTCGCCGTCGCCGATCTCGGCGGACAAGCGTTCGACGTGGGCCAGGCGCTCGGACATATCGCTCAGGCGATACTCGATCTCGGGGGACATCCGCATGGCGCGCTGAAAGCCGATCTTGACGTAACCGACCGACGTGACGATGGCGCGGCGCACCGTCATCTTCATGCACTCTTTGAACGCGAACGGCTGGTCGTTCACGTTATACTCGAAGAGGATTTCCAGCGTCTTGGCGACCCGCTCCAGCATCCGGTCATACTGTGCGACCATCTGCGCGTCCTGGAGCACCATCTGGCTTTGCGGGTCAGGCGGCAGACCCGCCTGCATCGCCATCAGCGCGCCCTGCTGCGCCTGCATCAGCTGCTGCTGCGAGCCATCCCAGGTCTGCGCCATGAGCTTCGGCTTGCGCTTCGCCACCATCTTGGGGTTGTTGGGGTAGAGTTCCGCCGTGCGCTGTAGGATGTGGCGAATACAGACATTGGCGATGTAGCGCTCGTCGCGCTGGCGCGCGTCGTTCGGCATGTCCGGCCACTGCCGGCCCTCCGCGAACTCCATGTTGTCGCGCATCCGCTTGAACACCGGTTCCCAATATTTGCGCGCGCGGGTGACGCGGTCGGTCCAGCGCTTGACCAGCTTGCGACGCGGCTCGGGCGGGTTCGGCGGGTCACGGGAGACATGGTCCTGCGGCGGTTCTGGGGGTGCAGGCGCCATGCCTCCCGCCCCCATCCCCGGCATCGGTGCTCCCATACCCGCACCGGGGTAGCCCGTGGGCGGTGCCTGTTGAAAACCACTCACCTAATGCGTCCTGAGAGGGCACCACCGCCGAAGCAGACGAAGAGGTCGTAACAGAACCAGATCAGCGCCACGATGACGATCACCGCGACGATGATGCGGATGACCTGCATCACCAACCCGCCGGCCCAACCCAGCCAGCCCAGCACGATCGGCAACAGTATCATCAGGATCGCGACGAGACCGCAGACGACAACCAGCCAAACCAGGGTCTGGACCAGCCAGAGAACCGAGAAACACATCACCAACCTCCTGTGGCGAAGCCCTGCTTCACCGCGCGCTCAGCCTGATCGCGTTGCAGCTTCAGCCAGCCAAACGTGCCTTCGACGTTCTCGGGATCGCGCTTGCGCGCGCCGGCGCCGACCTGAAGCGTCAGCCCGAGCCCGACATAGGACAGCGTGTCCACAAAGTCGTCGTGCTGATCGAAGGGAAACTTGAGCAGCTGATCGCGCGCGGCGATCCACCAGGGGGCGCGCTCGGGGAAGCGGAGCTTGCCCATGCTCATGCGGCCCTGGATCGACTGCGCGCGGGTCTGCTTGTCCGCGATCGGCTGCATCTCGATGAGCGAGCAGAAGGTCCCGGTCTCCAGCATCCGCTTGCGCAGGAAGGGACCGATCGATTTGCTGATATGCGAGCGCTCCGCCCACCAGAACAAGGGCTTGTGCAGCTTCATCATGCGCAGCATGGCTTCGACGGTCTGTTCCGCGTTCATGGTGCGCCACACGCAGTCCGGCAGCACCCAAATGTTCTCTTCATCGTCGAGGCCGACCACCATGAGGCAGGTCTTGTCGGCGTATTGTTCCAGCGACACCGCGTGATCGCTGGCCGCGTAGCAGCGCAGATTGCCCGGCAGCTCGTGCGGCTTGTAGGTCTGCAACCACTTGACGCTGAAGAACGTCCCGCCGGCGGGTGAGGGCTTGCCCTGGTAGAGCGCCGAGAAGCCCCGCGCGTCGCGCCGTTGCAAACCGAGCAAGAAGTTACGTCCGAAACGACCGGGCCAGAGCGCTTCACCGGGCTTGCGACCCAGCGGATCGGTCTTGTCCATCGCCAGCGCCGGCAGGTCGATCACCTTCCACTCGGCGGCCTCACCGGGGTCATAGTAAGAGTTCTGCGGATCGGTGAGGCGACCCACCAGGTCGTCCTGGTGCCACCGTGTCTGAATCAGCATGATGCGGCCGGACTGGTCCATCAGGCGCGAGGCGATAACCTGCGTGAACCACTGCCAGAGCGTGTCGCGGATGGTCGGGCTGTCGGCTTCCTGGCGGTCCTTCAGCGGGTCATCGATGACCAATACGTCACCGCCGCGGCCGGTGGTGGTCCCCCCGCGGCCGACGAACGCCATGACGCCGCCCTGCGTAGTCTCCAGCCGATCGCTGGCCTGGCTATCCACCTTGAGCTGGGCCGCGGGGAATACCTGCGCGTAGGCGGGGGACACCATGATGTCGCGGACGGCGCGGCCGATGTCCTGGGAAAACTTCTCGTTGTAGGTGCCGAAGATCATCGAGAGATGCGGGTGTCTCCCAATGAACCAGGCCGGGAACATCTTGCTGGCCAGCTGGGGTTTGCCGTGCCGCGGCGGCAGCGAGATAATCAGCCGCTTGTAGCGCCCGGCGTCGAGTTCTTCGAGCGCGGCAGCGATCACCGCGTGGAAGCGCTGAACCTCGTAGCGGGAGAAGTCCGGGTCGTCAGGCTCGCCAGGGGTCGGCATCATGAGGCGGGTGAAGGCGAGCATTTCGTCATGCGCCGCCAACACGGCAATCAGCCGTTTCAGGACGAGTTCGTAGCGAGCTTGATCCGGTGTCACGGATCACTCATGACGGCGGTGCTTGCGCCGGCCGGCATCTTCCGAGGTCGCGCCTGCCGGGTCCGCTATGGTGATCTCGTTGGACGGCGGCGCTTCGGTGGACCCAGCGGCGTTCGTCGCGGTCACCGAACAGAACGCGGTGACCCCCACATCGCTAGGCAGCACGCCATAGGTCTCGCCGGTCGTGGACGAGACCACACCGTCGATCGTCCACTGATAGGCGTAGGACGTGGGCGTGTTGTTCCAGTTACCCATCGTGCAGGTCAGTGTGTCCCCGTCCTGGGAGACATGCGGCGTATCCACGCTCTCTGGCGGCAGCGAGGGCGCAGCCTCGATCGGCGCCGAACCCCCCTGATCGTGCGTGGGGACACTGCCGGGGACAGGCACCGTCGCGGGGTCCACCGGCGGGTCCACGGGAGGATTGGTCCCCGGCGGGTTCTCACCGGGTCCCCAATCAGGAACAGGCGGCAGATCGGGCGCGTTCGGCGGCTGCACGCCTTGGTTGCCGGGCGGCTCGTCCACGGGCGAGTTGTATCCGCTCATGGGAGTTGATCTCCTTTCAGGTGACGGTGAAGTTGGCGGAGGTCGTGGTCTCCACCGGAGAAGCTGACGTAACCACTGCATTTGCCGTCCCCGCGACCAAGGTGTTGGCAGGAAACGTCGTCGTGTAGGCGCCGGTGGTTTGGTTCACGGGGGCGCTTTGCGTGGCCTTGAGGGTGCCGGTGTTCCACAGCGCCACGGACACCGTGGCAGGCAGGGGGACACCACGATCCACATAGACGGTTCCCGCGACCGTGGTGGCTGCCGTTGCCGCCTGGTTGGGCGGCGTCGGCACGTCGATCGAGGCGGCGTTCCCGCTGGCGATATAGGCCCGGAACGCGGTCTTTAGGACGCGGAACACCGGGATTGGATGCGGTGGCGCGAACACGGGAAGGGCCATTTTGCGTTACTCCGCCGCGTTGAACGGAACGACTTGCGCGCCCGCTGGCGTGCTTTCGTAGGCCATGCACTGTTGCTGGATCGCGGTCATCAAGGGCTGCACCACGCGGTAGGGTCCCTCCGACAGCTGGAGCAGCACAAGGTTCCACTGCGTGGCGTTGAGGGTGACGCTGATTTGCGTGTTCTGGTCGATGGGCATCAGGTGGCCTCCAAAGCTGCAACGCGTTCGTTCAGGGTCTTGATGGCGTTCACTGCCGCCGCGAGGATCATTTCACTGGCAACCGCCAGCGCATCAGGCAGGCCAATGCCGGTCTCGGTTACCGCCTCGGGGATGATCGGCTGGACGTTCTGTGCGGAGAAACCGATCTCGTCCGCCGGATAGACTTCGCCTTCAGGCCCGAGCCGATGGAAGTTGATCGGGTCGATCGCGAGGATTTCCGGCAGGCCCACCGTCGCGGGCGTGATGTCGGTCTTCAGGCGCTCGTCGGACACGTCGCGATAGGCGCCATGCCCACCGACCCAGGCGATGTTGTTGTAGCAGGCGGCATCAGACGCTCGGATAGTCCAAATCCTGGAACCATTGCTTATCATGACCAGCGAGCCGTCGACGTTGCTCCAGTCCCAGTAATAGTTCGGCGCGAACTGCATGATCGCGCCATCGCCGCCGGGGCCGATCAGCATGTTGTTGCCGGCGGCCAAAAGGCTTCTCACGCTCGCATCGAGGCTGACAGTAAGACTGCCGCTGATCAGCGTGTTGCCGGTAACGCTGAGCCCTCCGGGTCCACTAATCGTCAGCCCGCCGGTGATCGTGCCCCCGGCAAGCGGCAGATACGCGCCCGCCACACCATCGACATAGGCTTTCGTTGCCGCGTGAAGGTTGCTGGTGGGCGCACCCGAGAGGGTGAGAAAACCCGTCATCGTGCCGCCTGCGAGCGAAAGATAACCCGCCAGCGCAGCAGTCACCGCGCCCGTCTGGTTGTCGACGTAGAGCTTGGTCGCCGCGTGAAGGTCGCTGGTGGGCGCGCCCGAGAGAGTAAGCAGTCCGGTGAGCGTGCCGCCGGCAAGCGGCAGCTTGGTGTCAGTGTATTGCTTGGTGCTGGCACCGAGGGGGACCGCGGGGTCCGCCGCAAGGATGAGCGGCCCGGTGAGTGTCCCCCCACTAAGGTTGAGCTTCAGCGCGTCCCCCGCGTCGACGTAGCTCCTGGTGGTCGCATGATTGGCCAGCGTCGGGGGACCAGACAGCGTGAGCGCGCCCGTCAAGGTTCCCCCTGACAGTCGCAGCCAACGCGTGTCCCCCTGCACGGTGGTGTAGAACTGGTCCCAATCCGCGATGTTGAACGGTTTGGCGGTGATCGCGGCCTTCGCCTGGAAGAGCCCGCCGGCCTGCTGAACGATCGCAGCGGCAGCATAGTTGGCGGTTGCCGAGTGATAGCGGATCGGCAGCAGGTCGCGGGCGGCCGGGGTGGCGTCCATCACGCCGAGGGCGTTGTCCGCGAGGTTAACGAACAGCTCGCCCACCGGTCGGGTGGTGGACGGCCGCGTGCCGGTGGTGGAGGACCGGAAGGTCTGGATGCGTGCGGTCATACCGTCACCGTCTCAATGAAGGGCCACGCCCAGGCGTCGATGGTTTTGGCAGCACCGTGCCAGCCGTTCGGATACAGCACGCTCGGTGGGCCTTTCATGCAAAGATTGCCGCCGACCCCGCTGTTGAGACCGGGATTGGTGCCGCCAGGGCCATACCAGGCGTAAGAAACCTCCAGCACGTCTCCCGCGTTGATAGTATCGGCAAT